GCAATCATCTCGTTGGCCCATTTCTCCGAGCGAAGCTCCTTGGCCTCCTTATATAGCTGGTGCCGTATCGGGTCTTTCTTGATCCACCGAAGGAACGCACCATACTCAAACTCACGGAAGTCCTGGTTAATCACTGACTGGAACGTTCGGCCCGACGCAATCTGCTCAAGCGCACGCATGAACACGATTTCGTACTGCGTAAGCATCAAGTCAGTTTGAGCCTTGATGACAATAGGGGAGATTGGGATAGTTTGTTCGGGCGCACTGAGCCAATCAGGCAATTCGACTGGATATGCTGATTGATGTGTTACCTGATCTGTGACAGGTGCGCCTGTGAATTCATTATTCATAGTGTCTAGATACTATCACAACAGGCAGAACAATGGAATAAATGGAATAAGTGGAATAAGTGAACCCAATGGGTTATTGTGTAAATGAAAAATGAATAAAAAATAAAAATTTCATCTGAGTCCTCCGTAGCCGTGGCCCATCGGCGCTCGGCCCTACCCACCCCCTTGACCCGGACACCTAAAATCCTCAAGCCTAAACTATCCATGCATCAATGATTCATGTGTCAACTATCCATGTATCAATGATTCAATCCCTAGTAACCTAGGTATCAATCAACCCAATGGGCATCAATCAACCCAATGTCCAATGACCCAATGGGCATAATTGACCCAATGGGCATCGAGTGTGACAAATGGCCAAAAACCCTGTCACAGTTGGAAACGTGAAAAGTGCCTCTTTTTTAAGCAAAATCGGGTCAAAAGTAGCCCATTGGGTCAGTTTTCGAGGGGTAAAACATGGGTTTATTGACCCAACGGGTCAGTTTTCGAGGTGTTTTTACTAGATGTGACAAATGGCCTCCACAGGAGCCCAAAAAATATATACTTTCTATCTTTTCTTGTGCCTTTTCAGAATCTCCAGAATCAGTACCCCCATTTCTAGTCACTGGTGTCACACTTGACAATGTGCTCAACCCATAGGGTTATCCCTACAAAATAGTTCACAAATAGTTGTTGACACAGTAACCCAATGGGCTAGAATACACACATGGCAACATCGCCATGTAACAGTTAGGACAATCCATCATGCATTTTGCAGCCTTCTATCAACACCCCGTCAACTACGGTCAGTCTGACCTATCGCCTATCGAAGCTTGTGGGGACCGAGCAGTTATCGTGCTGGACGCTCGTCAACGTCCACAGACCCACATTGACATTGCGACGCGTGAGTGTGCCAAGCGTGGCTATATCGGGTTTACTTTGCACATGGGCCAAACCTTTACCCGTGCGAGCATGGTCCGTTCACTTGAATTGATCTAACCATGAATCGCGAACACTACACCCCTCCCCGCCACCATCGCATTGGCAAACGCGCCCAGGCCGTAGCAGACTACCTCACTGCTTTGGCCGTGGGGCTGGCATTGACTGCCCTGGCATTGGCCTATTTCGATATTCTGTAACCTGTAACCCGTAAGGAAAATTTATCATGCAAACTTTCACCATTGCAAACGAAACCGTATTAGCTAAACACGCTCCCCTGTACTGCCACGCGCACGGTTTAATGCAAACTGCCACGGGTTACGGTAAGCGCATCGCCACTGCCACCATGGTGCAATACCGTGGCAAGTGGCGCCGTGTCTACTGTTGCATTTATTCCAATATTGGAACGTGCTATATCGGTAAACTGTCAGACAATTTGTTTGTTAAGTAATCCAGTCACTGCCCATGATGTGGGCAGTGGCGGGGCTATTCCCGGCAACGTAAGGACAATTTATCATGCAAGCTATTCAAACCCGCTACCTCTCTCCCACCAACTCTCGCGGCTCGCGTATCAAGGCCTGGGCTGCTGCTGGATCAATCACTATCCCTTACCCACACGAGTTATCGGGCCAAGCGTGCCACCGTGCAGCCGCTGAGGCCCTGGCCCTGAAGTGCGAATGGGATACGCCCTTCTATGGTTCACTATTGGGGGGTCAGTTAGCCAATGGCGATTATGCGTTTGTATGGAATAACACATATTCGGAGGAATAACATCATGATCGATTTAATGACAATCCCCGCTACTGAGGCCGAACGCTTGGCCTATGCTGAGGGCTTCACCCGTACCGCTACCCTATTCGCCCGGGTAGCTGACCTGGAAGCAACCCAAGCCATGCTAGATCAAGAGATAGAAGACCTGCGCTCTGAGTTGGAAACCGCCCATGCCGATAAACGGGACGCGATTAGCCATGCTGAGAGCTTGGCTGTTGAACTCGCGCAGCACCGCAGGGCTGAATGGTGACTATCGCCCTACTTATCGTGGCCGTGCTGGCCGCATTACTTAATCTGTAACCCTACCCCTACCATGAACCAAATAATTGACCTACGCGCCCGCCTAGGGCTATCAGTACCCCAACTAGCCTATTACCTGGGCGTAAGCGCCCATACGATCATCAAATACGAGAATGGCACCCGGCAACCTGGGGGCGCTCTGCTGCGCCTAATCGAGGTAATGCAGACCCTCGAAGTGATGGCGCCTGCTATCCATGCCCATATGATGCCCAGCGTGGCACCGGATAGCCCCGTGGAGGAGGGTTTACCTATTGACTAAGCCCACCATAGCCCAGACGTTAAAAAGCCCCTTGAAGGGGCTTTTTCATTTGTTGCCGTGGACCCTGGGCTTTTCTTTGGTGCTGAGCTTATATATCTCGTCTAATTGGCGCTGCTTGGCCGCTATAACCTTGGCCCGGTAGTCGCTGAAGTAAGTGATTAAGCCGGGGTTAATAGCCCACTGAGCGATATGCTTATGCTCTTGGGTCCGGTCATCTATCCTGATGACCCACCGCGCATCCTCAAGTGGTGCTATGGCGTTAATCACTGCCTGGTCCGCCTGGTGGGGCGTTGACTTGTCAAGCTGGCGTCTAGCTGAGCGCTTGATCTCTGAGAGGCTAATCGTGTCCTCGTTTGCATATTGGATGATGTATTCCTTCAACCACAATTCAAACGTGCTGACGCCGCCCAGGTCCGAGAGCGCGTATCGGAAAACGGGGATAAAGTAGGTTTTGGTTAGGATGATAGCCCGTGCCATGAGGTCAGCCGATACCGTGGGACTGAAGGGTGACTCTAGCAGGTGGAACATGAGCGCGATGCGCCCGGTGAGCCCTTCAACCTTGCCGAATGCCGTCATGAATACATCATCCGACTGAAGCAGGCGCTCGTCTCTGCGCTTGTTGTCGTACCATACTTGGAACTCTTGGTAGAGTGCCTTGGCCTCTGGACTAAGCGTATAGGTCATGGGTGGCAGTGCGTACACGACTCGCAGGGTCTGTTCCCATGCTGCTTCATTTGTCAGGAAGTCGGGTATCTCACGGGGAACCGTGGTCAGGTCGCCATTGAGTACGCAGGGGATGAACCGTTGAATCAGGCCGTCAGCACTGAGATTGTGCAGGTGTTCCCTAAAGACGCGAGGTTGGATATTGCCGTAGATGCTGATGGCCAAGTTTTCCGCAAAGATTGACCCGCTGCCTACCCGGTCCATCTCGTAGCTGGCCGACTCGTAAGCCTGGACCCATGCCGACCTGTCCTCGCCGCTGGTCTTATCGGTCATCTTTTTGACCCAGGAGTTCATCTCGTCCAGGTAACAGAGCAGGCCGCGTGGCCGGTCTGCTGCCAAGCGTACTAGCTTCTGGCTGGTCACGTCCTTGACAGTGATCCGCAGATTGGCCGGCATGGGTGGCATCTCGTTGACTATTGGGGCACCGTCCATGCTAAGCATACCGTCAGCGCTCTGAGCGAAGTCGAGGAAAGCCTTCTTTGATGATGCATAGGCCGCTTCTTTGCCCTCCCAATCGAGCATCTCCTTCTTGTGCCTGGGCAGGTCCTCAAGCTCTAGCTTACGCAGAACTGACATCATGGGGCTTGATCCTGGGGTCTTCTTGTCAGCCGGGGCGCCGATGGTCATTAACCACAGCACAGGAGGCACCAGGAAGCCCTTGATCAGTTCTAATCGGCTCCGAGCATCCACCACCCCGCAGACAGCCGATAAGCCTGCAAAGAGTGGCACCAAAGGGTCACAGCCCACACTTTCCCCGACCTCGGTGGCCCGCCGGGCAATGACACTGGGCCACAAGGACAGGTCCATCTTGGGCGCTGGTGCCATCATGTCATTCATGAGATCACTGGGGCTGGTGGGGTTTTCCAGAGCAGCAAATAGGCCGGCAATGTCGGGCGCTGGTCTGGTCCAGCCGTGGTCCTTGGCAATGTGAAATAACGTGCCCAGCTTGACGCCGGTAGCCTTGTCTGACTTGAAGCTGCCCCACTGAGTGATCATTTCACGGGCACCGGGGTACTTCTCCACCGACTGGGCGCTCCACTCGTTCCACATGTAGAGTGCTTGGTCCAGTTCGTTTGTCTGAGTCGCTGCCCAGTGCAGGGCCATGCCCACCGACACCCACTCTTCACGGGCGCAGCTTGCCGGAATATGCTCCATCGCCGACCTGATGTCTTCCCATGACGCCTTGAGCGCGTCACCCGTAGACAGCACCCGGTCCTTTTCTTTGTCAAGCATAGACTGCCACAGGTCCAGCAGTGCTTCAGGGATGATGGGTAGACGCATCCAGTTGCCATTACCTGCCCAACGGTAGGGCTGCTTGGTGTCAGGGTGGATGCTGGGTGGCAGTACGTCTTGAACCGTCACGCCGTTGGCCGTGGCGCAGCGTAGCTCGTAACTAGTGTTGCCGTTAATGATGATCTTCTTGGAGGGCAGCGCCAAGCCGAAGGGCATCCGGTAGATCAGCTTGCCGCGACCACTGCGCCCACTGTCCACAATGACAGCGTCAGCGGCACCGTAAAGTGCGTTGAGGTCGATGCCGTGGGGCAGCAGTGCAGCAGACGCCGACACCCACTCGTCTATGTCCAGCGCCATCGTGCCGCTGTAGGCGTGGGCCAGACCGATACCAAAGCCCTGGGGCAGTTCAGACTGGGACTTGATGGCGTTCTCTTTCAGGTTCCATCCTGGGGTGCGTGGCCCCTTGGTGCCTGCTGGAATCGGCACAAGGCTCCAGCCATGTCGTATATAGGCATCAACTGATGCTGGATGCTGGGTAACTTGTGTTGCTGTATTCATGCTTCGCCTGTTAGATGTATTTGAGTTCTCTAAGCAATTTCTCAGCTTTTTCAATGTACTGTTCAGAACCCGAATGATGTTTTTGAGAACACCCGACACCTGCTACACCGCTGGTTGTCTGGTATTGCCAAAATGTCTTGAGGCGTTCCATGCTTGAGTCAAGGTGACTATTGACTACTTCGTTTTCAGACATGTCAAGCAACGCTTGTACGTAGGCACAGACCGCAGCAAGACACGTAACATCTTTGCCACGCAACACCATGACGGGCTCGTCTTCCAAAATAAAATAGTCCCCCCCCCCGATGGTAAAGACGGTCGGTGTCGCCAAATTTGTACTTAGGGTCATTCATTTCAAAATCCTTTCAGAATTATTTTTGCAATTTATGTTTTACATTGTAGGCCAACGTGATACACTTGCGGCAACAAATCAGGATTTATTTATGGCAACTAAACAAATGACCAAATTTTTGACCGTGAGGCTCACGCCTACCGATCACAAAGCATTTCACCGCAAGGCTGACCGATACGGGAAACCGTCCGATCTCTTGCGTGAGATAGTGCAAGCGTTCACTGAGGACA